CACTCGGTGCCTCGCGCACCATGAATAGCCGGCACTTGACCGGCCATGCGGTGGATCTCGGCTATTGGCTCGATGATGGTGATGGCGTGCCGGAGAATGGCGAGATCCGCTGGGACTGGCCGCTGTATGCGCAACTTGCCAGCGCCATGAAGGGTGCGGCGCAAAAGCTTGGCGTTGCCATTACCTGGGGTGGTGATTGGCCAGGCTTTCCCGATGGGCCGCATTTCGAATTGGATCGGGGGAAGTACCCATGATTGGCGCATTGCTGCCCGCGCTGGTGCCGATCCTGGGCGATGCGCTGAAACGCCTATTCCCCGACGCCGAGGCGCGGCAGCGTGCCGAGGCGGAACTGAATGCTGCCCTCCTCGCGCGCGCGGGCGAATTGGAAAAGGCCGCCGCCGATATCATCAAGGCGGAGGCGCAATCGGAACATTGGCTTGCCGCCTGCTGGCGGCCGATCCTGATGCTGACCTTTGGCCTGTTGATTGTTGCACGCTGGCTCGGCTGGTCCGCGCCTGGGATCAGTGAGGCCGAGGCGCTGAAGCTCTGGAACATCGTTGAGATCGGCCTGGGTGGCTACGTCATTGGCCGTTCCGCCGAAAAGACGCTGCCGCGCATTGTCGAGGTGCTGAAACGATGAGCGCCTTTGATGGGGCGATGGCAAGCCTGATCGCCGATCCACATCTTGGCTGCGATGCTGAGTATCGCCAGGGCGGCACAGGCGCGCCGATCAGCCTGCGCGTGCTGCGCGCCTCGCCCGATCGTATCACCAGTGGTTTTGATACCGAGATCATTGGCGCGACTGATATCCTGTCCGTGCCTATCTCCCTGCTGCCCGATCTCGCGCCGGGCGATAGCTTTGCCATTGGCGCCAATCTGCTCACCGTCAGCCATGCCACGCGGGATGGTTCCGGCACAGCGTGGCGGGTTTATTGCCAACGCTGATGCGCCTGACTGCCAGCATCGGCAATCTCCGCCAAGCCCTGGTTGAGGAAGTGCGCGCGGGCGAACGCGCAGCCTCCCGCGCCGTGCGGCAGGAGACGGAGGCACTCAAGCAGGAGTTACGCAGCCAGGTCACCGCAGCCTTTGGCGGCAAGGCGCGCGGCATCGCCAATGCCTGGCGCGCGCAGGTCTTTCCCCGCACCGGCGTCTCGCTCCGCGCCGCCGGGCTTGTCTGGACAAAGACGCCGCTGGTGATTGATGCCTTTGAGCGTGGCGCGCTGATCCGCGCCAAGGGCGGGCGGAAATTCCTCGCCATCCCGACAGGCTTCAATGCCGCACGCGGTTGGCGCGGGCGTGGCGATAAGGGCCTGCGGGTGACACCGGCGCAGATGACGGCCTCGGGCCAAGCGTTTCTGAGGCCCTTCAAATCCGGGCGCGGCTTTGTCTGGTGCCTGCCTCTGCGCGCCGGCGAACAAACGAGCAGACGGCGCCGCACGCGGCTGATCGCCGGAGGCGTTACTGAAATTGGCACCGGCAATCGCAAGGGCCGCGAGGCCTGGGCGCGCGGGCTGCTCGCGCGCGGCATGGTGCCGATGTTTCTGCTGCTGCCGCAGGTGAAGCTCACAAAACGGCTGGATGTGCGTGGCGCATCACTCCGCGCGCTGCGCCGCTTGCCGGGGCGATTTGTGGCGGCCTGGGCCGCCGAGACAGGAAGAAGCACATGAGCACGCGCGAAGCCGCCCTGACCGCCCTGTTGGCGCGCCTGAACGCCAGCCTGGCTGCGCGCAACCCGGCGCCAAGCATCCGCCGTAATGAAACCGTGCCACAGCGCCTGCCTGCTGGTGGGCTGGTGGTGCTGCGCGATGGGGAGAGTTTGGCGGAAACGCCGATCCTCTCGCCCTTGGCCTATGCGATTGAACACCGCGCCGAGATTGAGGTGCTGGCCGGCGATACCGCGCTGCTGGATGCGCTGCTGATGGATATCGCCACTGCCATCACCGCGGAGCCTGGCCTGGGCGGCGCAGTGGAATACGCCCAACCCGGCGCTGCGGCATTTGAGGATGTGGAGACCGAAGGCGCTGCCGCCGCGCGCGCTGCCGCGTTGCCTGTCACGTTGTTCTTTACCGTTGCCGGCTCTCCGCTGGCCTGATCCCGCACCAGGAGAAACCCGATGCCCCGTGCCATTGGCGCGAATTCGCGCCTGTTGATGATCCCTGAGGCCAGCTATGGCACGCCGCCTGGCGGCAATTGGCGGCGCGTGCCGTTCCTGACCTGCAATCTGGGCGCGGAGCAGGCGCTGCTGGATGCGGATGTGATCGGGCTTGGCGGTAACCGCGATCCTGCCGCGCCGTTTCTGGATACCGTGACGGTGCAGGGCGATATTGTTATCCCCGTCGATCTGGTGAATTTTGGCCATTGGCTGCGGCTGTTGCTGGGTGCGCCGACCACCACCGGCACAGCGCCCAATTTCACGCATAGCTTTGGTTCTGGCGCGGCGGCCTTGCCATCCCAATCGATTGAAATCGGCTATCCTGATGTGCCAAGCTTTGATCTTTGCGCTGGTGCGCGCGCCGATGCTTTGGAGATGGATTTCAGCCCGACCGGGCCTGCGACGGCGACGATCAAGGTGATTGCGCAGGGTTCTGCGCGCAGCGCTACATCCTCGGGCGGGACGCCAACGACGGCAGCATATACCGCCTTTCACAAGGCCCAGGGTTCCATCACGCGCGGTGGTGCTGCGCTGGCGCAGGTGACCGGGGCGCGGCTGGCCTATTCCAACAGCATTGAGGCAGTGCGCACCATTCGCGCGGATCGCAAGATTGAGGGCGCCGATCCTGGCATTGCGCGTGCGACGGGCCAGATCACAGCACGCTTTGCGGATACCACGCTGCTGACGCAGGCGCAGAATGGCACGCCGGCGGAATTTGGCTTTGGGTTCACGATTGATGCCAATCGGAGCCTGAGTTTCACGCTGCATGAGGTGTATCTGGCACTGGCCAAGACGCCGATCGAAGGGCCGGCGGGGGTGGAGGCGAGTTTTGAATTCCGCGCTGCGTTTAATGCGACGGCGGGGCGGATGATGACGGTGGTGTTGAAGAATCAGCAGGTGGCGGCGGAGTATGGGTGAGGTGCGTTATCGGATGGCGTAGAATTATTCTTGGTGGAAACCGGATAAAGCGGGCAGCAACACTGTCCGTGTAGAAATATCAAAGCCTTAGCACCGCGACCCCAAACCTCTCAGACAAAGCTCAACTCGTCGATGCCGCCGAAGGTGCCGCTGTGCATTAGGCATGTCGTCTTGATGGGTGGCGCGACGACGAACTCCAATTGGCTGATATCCATGTCATAGATGAAGGGCGCAAAGGCGACAACGCGCTCTTGCACTGCGGGTAACGGTGCGGAGAGGATCACCGATACGCCGGTATCCTTCGTCGCCTTAGTCCAGGTTTGGGCGAACTGCTCGACGACGCCGATGCTGAGTGAATACGAGCTGAGTTCATAGAGTTCTTGACGGAACTTTTGAATAATCGGCATCCGAACACCGCGACGCACAAAGAGACGATTGATGGAACCTAGCCCGTCCTCAGACACGTGCTCAAGGTAATCGGGGAAAAAAGCGTCGATTAAGCTGCTATTTGCATCAAAGATCTCCTTCATCTCTGTGGGCGTAAATAGCGCCGCGGCGGCATCATCGACTGGGTTGATCACGAAGCGCCCTGCACACGAGCGATGGAACTGCCGGTCGAAATCCCGGATCGACGCTTTGATTGCAATCATCTCAGGAGAATCCTGTCGGCGACTTTTTCCGTCGACCCAGAGCCTGGAGAAGCTCCTTACGTAGATGTCGAATTTCTCTTCAGACACACCCTTGCAGAGGACATAGTCGCGAAAATGCCGCGACCATTCGGCCTGACGATCCTGGAAAAACTGATAGCCCCGCGCACTAATTTCTTCGTCCGGCATAACCTTCGGCCCGGCGATGAAGGGCGAGCGCTCCACGTCGGCAGCTCCAGTGCTGTCGGCGAAAAGACGCTGTCGACTAAACGGGTCGTCCAGATTCTGCACCAGGCTAGCGTGGCGCAGACGCTCGCTGGGCTTCCATGTACTGAGAAAGACATCGTAATCGTCGTTGTCAGTCATCAAATTGTCGTCATGAAATTGCGCATTGCGACAGTCTAACGCTCCCGCTGATAGCCGGCTAGATTGAGGCTGAGGTTTCCCACATGCTGGGGCCGCCCGCTTCATCTTCGCAGGGCGGCAGGCTGTTCCGAGCCTGTGATCAGGGATTGAGCCCTGGCTGCTCGCGTCGATCGGGCCGCGCTTAAGCAACTCCCTCGTCCTGAACTTCATATAATACGGAGCCCCCCATGCTCACCCTCGACCTCCCCACCACCCCCTATTGGCTTACCCTCCCGCGCAGCGTGCGCGTGGAGATCAAGCCTGTCACCACCGCCGTCATGGCCGCCGCCCAGGCCGCCGCAGCGCGGAACCTCGGCACCCTGCGCGCTACCGAGCCCGACCTCGACCCCGACATGTCGCGCGGCTTGGCTTTCGCTTTCCTGGTCAAGGCGCTGGCCCGCCACGCCGTTACCTCCTGGGAAGGTGTTGGTGATAATGCGGGCAAGCCACTCCCACTCTCCCCCGAAGCGGTGGAACGCCTGATGGACCTCGACGACATCGCCTCCGCCTTCTGGGACCGTGCCACGGCGCCAGTCGCCACCGTGGCCAACGAGGGAAACGGCTAAGGGCCCGCGCCGCATGGCATTTCGGCAGCGGGCCCGAATATTGTCGCGGCTGCGCGGCCATCGCGCGCGATTGCGGCGATAGCTGCCCTTACACGCAACACGCACCGGTCAGCGTCGAGGCCCATGCCTGCTGGGCCGCCGGCACGGCCTGCGCTGAGGCCAGCATGGCAGGCATTACGCTCAATATCGCCAATGCGCTTGCCGCCGCGCGTGATCTCGGTGCGCAGGGCTGGGCCGCTTCGGAAATGTTGATGGCGCTCCGCATCGGCATGGCGGAAGGCATCGCCACACGCGGCAGGGAGGAAACGCCCCATGGCTGACGCCACCCGCCGTGTCTCGGTGCGCCTGTCCTTGGACGACGCCGCGCGCGTAAAACAGGAATTGCGTGAGGTCGGTGAGGCCGGCCAACGCTCCCTCGCGCGCATTCAGGGCGGGGCGGAACGTGCGTCCCGCGCGCTGGATTTGCTGGATATCGCGGTGCGCGGTGTGCAGATCGCGGGCCTGGCTGCCGGGCTACGCGCGGTGGTGGTGGCCGGCGATGCGCTGACGCAATCCATGGGGCGGCTGAATACCGCGCTCGGTTCGGTGGAACGCGCCGGGGAAATCTATGACCGGCTCTATCAGGATAGCCTGCAAACCGGCGTCGCCGTGCGTGAAAGCGTGGATGCCTTCGCGCGGTTTTCCATCGCCGCGCGGGAAATTGGTGCCACTTCGGATCAGGTCGCAACCCTGGTCGATGGCTTGCAGCGCATTGCCTTCGCTTCGGACGCCTCGCAACAGGAAATCTCCTCCGCCACCCAGCAGCTGGCCCAGGCCCTGGCTTCAGGCACGCTGCAAGGCGATGAACTGCGTTCCATCCTGGAAAGCCTGCTCACCCTTGCGCAGGCGCTCGCGCGCGAGCTTGGCGTTTCCATCGGTGAACTCCGCAAGCTCGGGTCTGAGGGCAAAC